AATAAGATCAGGACTTTTACGGCTAGTCCACTCGAATTTACAGTTAACGCTAATCGATTATCCTTAGATTTTAACCAACGTTTTAATGACTCACACGTTCGTACGTGTTCATGTGTTGGTCTTAATGTATTTAATGGGGGTTGGAATGTATTGTTTAAAAAGATGGATAAAAAGAAGTACCATTTTGAGATGGATGTTTCTGAATTTGATTCGAGTATGTTTAGACAATTAATGGCTGGTGTTAGGCAGTTTCGTTGGGAGATGCTTCATGATGATGATAAGACCGAGGATAACTTCAAGAGGTTTCAATGTGTAAATAGAAATAATATTGATTCTGTTGTTATTCTTTCTGATGGTAATATTGTCCAAAAGCATACTGGAATGCCGTCTGGTAGTGTTGACACTATAAATGATAATACAATGATGCTTTTTGTTATTTTAATGTATTGTTGGTTTATTGTTTTTCCTAATAAAACGTATTGGGATTTTAAGAAAGAAGTTGTTGCTTCAATTTGTGGGGATGATAATCAGATCGGGGTTGATTCTGATATTGTAGATAAATTTAATGTAAAGATGATATCACAAATAGCAGCACAACTTGGGGTTAAAATAACTACTCCTTGTGACGAGCCTCGTCCTGCTAAAGACTGTTCCTTTTTGTCTAGAACGTTTAATACAAAGATTGGTGGTGTTGTTGTACCAATCTTGGATGCTGACAAAGTTATGGCGTCTCTTAAGTTTACTGAGAGAAATAATGATCCTGCGTATAGTTTAATGCGTGCAAATGGTTTTATGAATGTGTGTTGGGGAGATGAACCGATGCGAAACTATTTGCGTTTGTATATAGATTGGATTGTTATGACGTATGAGCCGTTTTTGACTGGCACTGAAGATTGGTGTTTAGCAAAAAGTGGAATTCTTAAAGATTGGCAGCTGAAGCAGTTGTGGATATGTCCTAGGGCCCACAACTCAACTGATATGAATAAGAAACTTTATGAGGAACTTGAGAAAGCGCAACGCCTCATAAAAGAAGACTCTTTTATAACGTCACATTTACAACGTAAGATCGTAGATATTAAAATGCCTAATGAACGAAGACAAGGAAAAGCAATCGCAAAAGCTATTAAAACAGAGGTTAAGAAAGAAGTTAGAGCTAAGCCGAAACCAGGGTTTAGTAGAAAACCTCAACGAGATAGTAGGGTTAATAAGATTCCAGAAAGACCTGGAAAACAGGCAACTAAACTTACAAGAGAAGTTATTGGAGAATTGGGAAAAACAAATGCAAGAGTTAGGACTTCTGCCCCAAAGAAGGTGGGTGGAAGACGACTTAAACCAGGCTTTGCAGAGATTATAGAAGCAATAACCTTACCTAAGGAAAGTGCACCAATGAGAATTGGAACTTCTTTTGGTTCTGATCCAACTGGTTGTTGTAATCCTTATAGCAGGGAAGATGCGTCCTTTGCACCCTCCACTGTTACTGGAGCTCCGCAAGATTACAAGAAATTTGTGTTTCGGAGTGCATTGAGGC